ACCATTTGTTTGTACCACCATGATAGGTTTCTCAATCTTTTCTAGTATAGACTCCACATAGAGCTTCTCAGCCATATTCAGCCATACCTGGGGCGCCACTGGTTCATATATCTCATTCAACATGTAGTTATATGTAGCAGTTAGATTAGAGTCGCCCAGAAGGAACGTGGTGTGTCTGTATGGATCTCCAAAGATAATATCATCATACTTCTTGACAAACTCATTCATATACTCTATGCGGTTCCAGTCATAGACTTTATTGATATTTGGATTACCTTGCCAAATTGAGGGGTGTGCTGTGATAATATCAACGGTGCGATCTTTAGAAGCTATAGCTGCTGCTCCAGTGGCAGCGATGTTTTTACCTATTCCGCCTTCAATGCCTAAAAGTAATTTCATAATTGTATGTGTTTTTTAGTTATATATCTAGACAAAAAAAGGGGCCACTTAGGGCCCCTCTCTCTTCCGCAATTGAAGTTAGGTTTATAGGTCTACAATAGTAACTGAATAACCTAGAGCTTCGAATTCTTCTTTTGCTTTTTTATTAGCAAAATCTAAAAGATCAACACCATCAGTTTCTCTATTATAAGGATATGAAAATGTTCCTGGAATTTCTACATCAACATATTTTTGATTATTATCAAATGCTGATTTGCTTGCCCAAAGTTGTGGGTAAGCAAATACTGTATTTCCATCTACTGATAGATTTGCATCTACTCTTGCATAAAGTTCGTTCAATTGAATACCACTTTCTAATTCAAAAGAACCTGTAATTTGTAAAGCCATAATTTTATATTTTTTATTTTAGTTTATGTTATTACGGTGTGTAAGTTACTACATTACCTGAGTTATCTATTCCAATTCCTAAAGTTGTTAGTCCATCAGGTGAGGTTACAACAATACCTTGACCTGCGACACATGCTTCAAATTGGCAACTAGTTACGGTATCTGCTCTAGTTGCAGCAACATTATACCCAAGTGCCACTCCATTTACTCCTGTTGTTGAAGAATCAAAACCTATAGATATACCACAGGTTGCAGTAATAGCAACACATGCAGATTTACCAATTGAAATACCTCCATTTGCATCAGAGCATGCCCCTCTTGAAATAGCAACGCCTCCTTTTTGGAAACCTCTACGTACCTGAGCTCCTTTACCAATTGCTACACCATCTCCAACAAAACTTTTTGCTTCACATCCAATAGCAACGCCTCCATAGTCACCGCCACACATCAATGCTCCACATCCAATAGCGATCAATTCTGCCCAACCTGTAATACTAGCAGAACTACCAATTATAATACCTCTTCCTGAATTATTTTCACTAGCAGTATTAGCAGATATAATAACAGCTCCACCATTACCTGTAGTGAGATTACTACCTATTGCAACAGAACGATTGATACTTGTAATATTATTACCAATAGAAATACTACATGCCAAATTGCTAGTCACTCCATCACCAATTGCAATTGACTTATCACCATTAGCATTTGCAGGATTAGTCGTTAGACTTGAATCACTCTGTAAAGAATCAGCCCCAGTACCATTGACTAGACCAGCAGCTCCACCGCCAGCAGCAGTAATAGTAATATCACTTCCACTCTGTACTAGACTAATATTTGTACCTTGAACTAGATTTACACCAGAAGTTGATGCATCTGAACCTGTTAGATTGATTCCACTAGTACCACTACTACCACCTGTGGCACTTATAGTGTATGTAGTATCATTATCTGGTAGTCCAGTTACATTTGCTCCAGTAAAGTCTGCATCTCCTGTAAATGAGACACCGCTTGTGCCCATCGACATAGGTATTGTATTACCTACACCATCAGTTATTTGTTTTTCTGTTGCACCAATAGCAGCATTATCATCAGTCTTGATCAGACCCTGATAGCTAGTGTTGATTGCATTTCCGGTTAGTGTTGCCATATTATTTTATATAATTATTTTATGTTTTTATTATAGGATTATAAGGATCAAGACCAATTTCTAGTTTCAGCTTCCCACAAAATAGTATTTAGGTCCCATTCAAATGCTGGTAAAAACGTATGCTCAGCCAGAGCTATCCACCAATTACCGTATGGCTCGTATGTAGTGATGCCATAGTAATTAGCTAGAGCTTGAACCCAACTGCCGTTGAGCGGTTGGGTGACTCCTAATTGATTGCAAATTGTCTGTACCCATGTACCATTAGGTTCTGTTGCACCTAGATGGATTGCATAGGCAGAGAGCCAACTACCACCAGTTGGATAAGTCACAGCATCAAAACTGGCTTTTCTAACGTATTCTTGTTGTGCTACTGCGTAACTCATAATCTATAGCTAAATATATTTGTTATGTAAATTGACTAAAACTTATTGATGTCAAAGTCATCTATATCACTCTTGATCTCTTTACTCTTTCTAATTAGTCTTTTGAATGCTTCCGTTAGTCCACTGCCTCTAACCTGTCTTATATTCTCATCAATTGAAAAGACTTCAATCGAAACTAGAGTCAAAGCAATTACTTTGGTGAGTAACCATTCAATTGTAAAAATATTTGCAGTTATATCATGTAGAATAAACTTGTCTATCATAAAGAACAAGATAATTGTTATTTGATAGATTAGCATTTTAGAGATAACTCTGCTCAGTCTACGGCTTGAGATTTGCTGATTTAGTTTTCGGCTTTTCCATATACCAACTACAGTGTCAGCTAATATAGCAAGACCTATAGTGATCATAATGCCTTGAATAGGTGCAAAGAGCACTACAAGTACTGACATAAGTTTTATCCAGTGTGATTCGATTACCTCTTGCAAATGATATACGTATTCTTTTAGATAGAGTTTCATTTCTTCTTTTGCAAGTATTTTTTTAGTTTTCTAATATTGCTGAAAGTGGCTTTAGTTGCTTTCGGTAAGACCGCTTTCACAGAAACAGTTGTCGTATCCTTCATAACCATCATAATATTTATAAGTACCACTACCTTTACGAGCAGGTATAACTAGTGTTGAAGTATAAGCCGGACGTCTTGTTGGATACATTCCATCCGTACCAGGGTTTTCATAGTCAGTAAACATACCAGGATTGTCCAGTAAGAACTCACGTAGCCTCTGAGCATAGAACTCTGCTGTTGCTTCTACTTTACTAATCAAGTATTGAAGCTCGTCCAGAGTGGTCTGTGTGGCTGTTTCAGATGTACCACTCAAGACACCTTTATCCACAATTCTGTACTTGATAAAGGGCAGGGCTAAGACTAGTGCTCTATGCAGCAATGTAGGTGCAATGTATTCTTCAAGTAGAGTAATCTCATCAGCACTTAGTGTACTATTGTAGACTGCATCCTTTAGACTTGTAAAGAACTTAGTACCCAGTTGAGGCTGTAAATATAAGTCTTGTGCAATGATTACCTGTGGCTGAATGTCTTCAACTCTAACATTGTCATTGATTGCTGTAAAAGCTTTTAGTTTCTCTTCGCTAATTAGTATTACTTGATAACTCATTACTCTTCTGTGTTTATTTCTTCTTTAGTTTCTTGGCTATCAACTGTACCATCAATAGTCATATCAAAGTCGATTGTTGCTTGTTCAATTTCAAGCTTCATTTCATAACCCATTAGTGTAGTTATTGTCTGAAACTGCTTGACTAATTTCTTTTGAATAGGCTCACACACTGTACTGAAGAAATGTGCATAGGCAGTCAAGATCTCATCTTTATTGCTGCCTAGACCAGAACCATCACGAATACCTAAAAGTAGTGGACTTGTTATTCTGTGAGCTGTCAGGATGCGACTGGTGACGCGTTCTTCTAGTGTTGTATAGTAATCATCATTTGCACTCTCGATAGGCGTAATCTCAGCCTCTTTACCTGGTTCTGAAAAGAGTAAAAAGAAACGACCTGCGTTGTTCTCACCTGAGAATGTATCTTCGATCTCACGATAGATCATCTGTTTCTCATCATCAGTTGGTATACCATTTCTAAAGTTGATGGCTAGACTAGGTGCAAGACCATTTGAAATGTTTGCATTGTGGAAACGTGAAATACGAGAATCCAATTCAATATCATTGAGAGCAGCCACATAGCTAGGTAAACCATAGTAGTCTGTTTCTGGATTGTAGCCTTTGATATAGAGGATCTGACTAGCATTATCGCCTCTATTGTCATTCATATCAAATGCTCTGTATGTAACTGGCTTGTACTTTCTAGTATTGGACCAGTCTGATGAATAGTAGTACTCATTGATATTATCTTCTTCATCTAATTTACCACTACGTATTTTATTTACAGGTACGTGATAAATTTCAGCTATTCTATCACCACCACGATTCCAGATTACATTGAGTGCATACGCACCAAAGATTTGATGATCATCTGCACATTTATCAAAGACTTGATCAAGTGTTTCACCTTTTGAGTTGACTAGAGTACTACCATAGACTTTTATACCTTCACCAGTAATTGCTGCAACTTTAGCGTCAATTGCAGTTCTGTGCATTGCAGATGAATTATAAAGGTCTACAAGCTTTGCTGGATATAGATTCTTTTTGCCAAAGTATATCCACTCTTTGTTATTGAGTTCTTTTATTTTAGGCAACTCTAAAGCTGCAAATTGATTACCTTTCACAGCATACATATTTTCAGGTAAATTTCTCATATATTAGATTGAATTGTTTTGAACATATACATAACCCTTGCGAGTTTCGTTTTGAGAAGTATAGACTCGTTTTTTGGCCGGATTCTCACTAGGCTCTTCATTCTTTATTTTGAAAATTGCAGTGTCCCAAATTGTTTCACCGCTTCTCAATTCATAAATGTAAATACCTTCTAAAGCTTCAGTAAAGATTGGCCATGTTTCATCTGTAATGCCAGATGCGGCCCAGTCTATATCATACTCTGTATATCTATCTGTCTGCTCAATTGCAGTCAAGTAGAAAGGTTCGCCTGTTTCAGTAAAGAAAGGTTGAGTAGTTGTGGCCACGTCTAGCCAAAGATTAGCTGCTTCTGACCAAAGATATAATCGAGCTGAGTTAGGTCCATTTGCAACATTGAAAACCAAAGTATCTTGGCTACTCAGTATATTATCTCTAAATGTATATGTCATCTAGTTTGCCTCTTTATCAGTAAATATAAATTGCTAATAAATTGTAAACAAAAAAAAAGAGAAGAGGGACTATGTCCTCTCTTCTCTTATGCAACGCTACTAGTATTATAATATACTAATTCTTCTTAGTATCTATCTTAGGATCTGTATTCTTTTCACGAATCGACCAGACTGTACCAATTACAGTAATAAAGGCTCCGATAAACTCTTGTATAATACTTTCGTCTACCCAGCCTTTAGCTACAAAATAGCCACCAAATCCTGTAAGAACGTGTCTCAAAACACCTAACCATTGTTTTCTACTCATAATTCTAATTTTTTTTTATTATTTATTATGCTTCTACAATAGCAGAATCCACTTCATACATAGGATTAGCTTCAAGACCTGTTAGAGTCAATTCACCACCGTTTCTATCGCCATAAGCAGTACCACTTGTTAGTGAACCTGCCGTTAGAGACGCACCTCTTTCAAGGCCAATAGACCAATATTTGTCATTACCGTCTTTAGCGACAACAAACATATTTTCATTCTGAGCCATAAGAGCAATTTGATCTCTTTTAGCTGCTTCTAATTTATTGAATACAAGAACTAGGTCTTGCTGATAGAAAACTGTACCGTTCTCTGTTGATGCATTGACTGTTTCAGTCAAGCTTGAGGTTTGTTTAGGTACTTCGAATTCAAAGAAGTCACCTGGAGCCAAAGGTGTACCACCCACTGTAACTGCAGTTAGTTCGCCGTTACTTTCAGTGAAGCCGTCAACCGGTCCATTTGCGATGAAGATCTTTACGATTCCACCTTGACTGTCTTTACAATCGATAGTCCAACCTGCTGTAATATCACATGCCATAATTATAGTTGTTTTTTTTTGATTGTTTAGTAATAGGGGAGCCTAAAGACTCCCCTCTCTCCTTAGTGGAATTCTTATGCTAATCCGTTAGTAGCAAATTGATCTATTTGGTGTACTGCAACACCCAATCTCCAATATGCACGTATTTTTACGATGTCTTCGTAAGGATCATACATCATAGCGAATGAACTCATATCGTCAGTTAGACCAGTACCAGCTACGATAAATTCTGCAGGACCTGCACATACGTAGTCAGAACCAACTAGCCCTGAAGATTTTACAAGTTTCACGTTAGTACCTGGCAAGAAGAGAGCTTCATTACCCTCTACTGCTTGATAGTGGAACAAGTTAGCAGCCACAAGACCTCTTGTCAGAGTTCTGTAATTAGCTGGAGACATAACCATGATCAAGTCATCTCTATCGATAACCGCATCACCGATTGCATCATAAAGATCTAGTGCTTGCTCAACTGCATTTGAAGCAGTCCAAGCAGCTGGAGTACCACCTTGAAGGTTAGCTCCATTACCTACAGTAATCTGAGCTTTGATACCGTCTACAGTACCATCACCGTTGATTAGGAAACCTTCGTTGTAGTTTTTGATTCTCTTGATG